AAGAGTGTACACTGTGGCGCTCACTCCGGCATCGACAACGACAAACCTGCCTCCTCTATGTATAGGTCATTAGGCTTTAAGCTTGGTGGCTACAACTTTAATATGAAACTATAAGGAGGTTAACTTAGGGGTAATGAGGTTGGCAGGAAACTTGTCTCTGCTTTCATAAAGTGGTGCAAGGTGTCTGGATGTAAGAGTGTACACTGTGGCGCTCACTCCGGCATCGACAACGACAAACCTGCCTCCTCTATGTATAGGTCATTAGGCTTTAAGCTTGGTGGCTACAACTTTAATATGAAACTATAAGGAGGTTAACTTATGGGTGTTTCTTCACCAGAAGCGGCTGATCCCGCTAAAAGACCTGAAAGGGTCGTTGAGACAAAACCGGAAGACATTGTACTTGGTAACAGTTCCGATGAGACTTCGGACATTAAGACACAAGGTAAGAGAGCTTTGATCAAACCCTCTGGTGGTGCGGCTGCTGGTAGCACTGGATCTGGACTGAACGTATAATATGCTTGAGTCCCTGCTAAAGAAGGTAAAGCAGGGTATCGGGACTGCATTAGACCTTGGGGATAGGGAATCCTGTCTCCAATCTACAAGGAACCAGTACCTTGATAGAGGTCGTGAATATGCCAGGTTTACTTTACCCTATATCTTACCTGACAATGACGACAAGAATAGAGGTGCCGATGCAAATCAGCATGGGTTCCAAGGCATTGGCGCTCAAGCTGTTAACCACCTCGCTAACAAGCTGACCACAACTTTATTCCCAATCCAACGGTCATTCTTCAAACTTGAATTTGATGATGTTGCTAAGCAAACCCTCATTAATAGTGGATATGACCCTACTGAGTTATCAACACTCCTGATTAAAGCTGAGAAGAGAGCAGAGACACACCAGACCAAAGCAGCAGCAAGGGTGGCTTATGTAGATGCTTTTAAGAGCTTACTTATAGCTGGTAATGTATTAATGTATCTGCCCAAGAATGGGAACCTACAGGCAATTAAGCTTGACAGATATTTCACCAGGAGAGACACATCCGGCAGGCTTGTTGAGCTACTGATCAAGGATAAGAAAGCATTCTCAGCTATGTCTAAGTCTGTTCAAGACCAGCTAAAGAGGCTCAAAGGACCAGGAGTGTGCAAGAAAGATGATGATGTCACCTTGTATACCTGGGTTTACCGAATTGATGAAGACACTTTCGGAGTTACTCAGTCTGCTCTTGGTGTTCAGATTAAAGAATGGCAAGAGATACCGGCAGAAGATCTCCCCTGGATTCCTCTTATGTTCAACCATACCAACGGCGAAGACTATGGTAGAGGTTTGGTAGAGGATCACGCAGGTGACTTCTTTGTTATTGAATACTTATCTGAGGCTGTGGCTAAAGGTATGGTACTCATGGCAGATATAAAATACTTCTTACGTCCAGGCTCTATAATTGACTTGGATGAGGTAGCAACTTCTCCTATTGGAGAGTGGTTGAGAGGTAACATTGAAGATATCGGCATCTTGCAACTTGCTAAGTATGCTGATTTCAAGCCAATCTCAGAGGTTCTTACTAAGTATGAGAGACGTATAGGTCAAGCATTCCTTATGAACTCTGCTGTCCGTAGAGATGCAGAGCGAGTTACAACTGTTGAGTTACGCATTGATGCCCAGGAGCTTGAGACTTCTCTTGGTGGTGTCTATACATTGCTGGCTCAGACTATGCAATCTCCACTTGCTAAGATCTATCTTAAGCAGATTGGTTTCCCATTTCCTGATCAAGTAATACCCGAGATCGTAACAGGCCTTGCTGCCCTTGGTAAGGTTGGAGATCTGGATAAGATCAAGCAGTTCACTGAGATGATGCAATTGCCTCAAACATGGCCCTTACCTGTTCAGGAAAGAACCAAGTGGGATGTGTATGCTAAAGAGGTTGCTGCAGGCCTATCAATGGAAATGCCATGGATGATGACGGATGAAGAGTACCAGGATAAACAGCAAGCTCAAGCCCAAGCTCAACAAGCCCAGACAATGACAGATGCAATGGCCGGTGCCGCTGAGAAAGCCGGTCCTGAAATGTTACAACAAGCAATGCAACAATAACTTAAGGTGGCCTAACAAGTCACCCATAAACAAGGAGGATATATGGATCTTTTTGTAGGAATGAAGATAGTAAAAGCAGAAAAAATGACACTTGGTGAATTCGAGAAAATGAGTGGGAAGAAGATGTTTGATAACAGTAATGAGAAGGCAGAGGGGTATCTCGTAGGATACTGTAATGCTAAAGATGAATTCAATGGACCTGAGAAGGATGGTTGCCATTATCTTTCTTGGTCTCCTGCTGATGTCTTTGAAGCGGCTTATAGAAAAATAAATAACTAAGGAGGATATTATATGTCAGAAGAACTTAATCAAGAACCTGTTGTGGATCAGGCAGCAGTTGATCAGACACCCTCTGTTGATGCTATTGATACAGCCTCAGACACGCCGGTAGATCAAAATCCTGCCGATTCTACGGACGTTAAGGATACAGAGGATGTCAAACCAGGGGAACAGTCAAACCCTCCTCATACGGAAGAATTGAGGACCGATAAATTTGAATATCAGGGTGCCATGGTTGATGTTGTCATACCTCCAGATATGGCTAATTTTGCCCAGGAAGCGGGGTTTGATGCCATGGAGATAGCCAAGGAGATGTATTCTCCCGAAGGGCTGTCAGAGGACACCAGAAACGCCCTGAATGAAGCGTTTGGAAAGTGGCAAGTAGACCTGTTCCTTGACGGTGTTGCAGCTAAGGATGCCGCAACTATGAAAGCATTTACGGAAAGCCAGGAAAGTGCCAAGGCAGCAGCAGAAACCGCATGGAATGATACACTGGAGTTGATGGGTGGGGAGGACAGATGGGCTGATCTTAGTGCCTATGCTGAGAAGAACCTCTCAGAGGACGACATTGCCGAATTTAACGAGGTTATGAAGAACGGAACCTTACGGATGCAGAAGCTTATGATCCAAGATTTATGGAGCCAATTTGACAGCGCAGGAAAGCCTCCTGCTCCGGCAGAGTTAGACCTTGAAGACGGAAGTAATCAAGCTCCTGCGTCATCCGGTGGTTCTGTCTCTCAGGCTGAATACCTCGCATCATTCCAGAATGGTGAATATGCAAAAGATCCGGCAGGTTGGGATGCCCGTAGACAAGCTGGAATCGCCAAAGGTATCTGACGATGCACGGTCCTTGAATAATTAGGGACCAGTATAGAAGAGCAATAAGAAATAATAAGAAATTAAAGAGAGGTAAGAGAGTATAGAGAGTTAAGAGATTCTATCTAAGTTAGAGCATGTAAGTCAACTTACTTATATACCACTTACCTCTGACCCTATTAACATATATGTAAAGGAGGAATTAACTTGTCTGGATCTACTATCAATCCTGTTGTAAATCCTGCCGTAGGTGCTGATGTCCCTACTCTGTTGATTGAGAAGTTTAACGGAGTTGTCCACCAGCAGTACCTTAAAGGCGAAAACCTGCTTGGTAAATTCACCGTGCAGGATGTTGTCGGAACTAACATCGTTTCCGATAAATATATGGGTGAGACCAAACTAACCACCCTTACTCCCGGTCAGGAACCCGAAGCTACTGACCCTCCCGAGTTCAATAAGAATGCCCTGGTAGTTGATACCATCGTCCTGGGCCGTAACACTGTCCATACTCTGCATGACATTCAGAATGACTTTGAAGTTATGACCAAACTGGCTACCAATCAGATGGGTAAGCTTAAGACCCTTGAAGATCAGATGGTTGTTCAGCAGCTTCTGGCTTGCGGTCTTACGGGTGGTGCTTACTCCCCGATTGCAAACACCATTACTGGCGGTATCTCCCGTGTGACAGGACAGGGTGTAGCTGTAAAGGTTGCTTTGAAAGATGACTACTCTCAGGCACAAGACCCTTATCAGCTTGTTTCCGCTATTGAGATTGCCTTGATGGGTCTGGTTACTCAGAGAGTTCCTATGGCTGGATTGTCCGTCATCGTGCCTGTTGCTGAGTTTGGCCTTCTGGTTGACTACGGATTTATTGCTCAGACTGAGGGTGGAAGTAATGAGACTACTGGAACAAGCTTTGATGCTAATCTTTCTGGTCGTCTTAAAGGTTGGAATCTTCCTGTTATGGGTTCTGTTGAGTTCACGCAGATGAAGATCAACCCGCATGATGGTGAAACTCATCACAAGCTGTCCAATGACAATAACGGGAATCGTTATGATGTTACCGATACCATGAAGACGGCCCAGGCTATTATCTACGGACCTGATGCGCTACTATGTGGTCGCACCATTGGTCTCCAGTCTGACATCTTCTTCGATAAGAAGACGAAAGGTTACTTCTGTGACTCTTGGCTGGCCGAAGGTGCCACTACTGGCAGGTATGATAACTGTGCTGTTGTTGTATCTGATGCTGCAGCGGACAACACTGATGTATTGAACAAAGCCAAAGGCAAAGCCAAAGCTACGAAACAGTACAGCTAATCAATAATACGCCCACTACTTTCATTAGAGAGTGGTGGGCTTTTTCGTAAGGAGGATATATGACAGCTTTACTAACTGCTATGAATGCTTGCCTCTCCGGTGTTAGTTTGTCTCCAGTATCAGATGAAAATGACTCTGACCTGGATGCTTCTCAGGCAAGGACTACCATAGAGAGAATATCAAGAGAGATACAGCAAAGAGGTTGGTACTTCAACGAGGAACCTAACTGGAACATGGCACCTGACAGCAGCACAGGACAGATTGTTGCACCTGCCAATGCTTTGTCAATGATTACAGAAGGCCAATCAAGAGGATTACAACTTGTTATGAGAGCAGGTAAGATCTATGACATGATTAACCATACTTATGACTTAACTGACATTGCCAACTATGAGGTTGGCGGAGTGTTGACAATTCAAATGACTTTCACTATTTACCTTGAGTTTAACGACCTTCCGCCTACAGCACAAAAAGCTATCATGTATACCGCTCGTAGGCAGTTTGCCCAGGATCTTGAGGTAGATGAAAACAGGTGGAAATTCCAGAAGCAAGAAGAGGTAGACGCTATGTATGCCCTTGAAGTTGAGGACTCAAGGAATAGAAAGAGAAATCAGATCTATGATAACCCTAACGTACAAGCTTTCCTTGCAAAGGCTGGAGGATACAATGCCTACTCAAGAAGGCTTGATGTATTCCCCAGACGTAATACTTACTAAGGAGGTGCAATATCACATACATAACATCTAATCAAGGTAGGCCAATTCAAGGGGTCTCCCAACAGCCTGAGAAGAACAGATACCCTGGACAGTGTACTTTGTCTGAGAACTTTAGACCGGATGTTGTACGAGGTCTGATAAGTAGACAAGGCACATACAAGACAGGAGAGTTCTCAGGAGCAACACAAAACCCTTTATCTAAGTGGCATCACTATGTAAGGGATGAAGAAGAATATTTTATAGAAATCTCTCCTACTGGATCTCTAAAAGCCTGGTCTCCTAATGGAACACAACATACAGTAAACCTGGAAAACAACCCTGAAAATTACCTTGCAACTCCTAACCCTGCATCTGACATAGTAACCTGTACCATAGGAGATTACACTTTCCTTATTAATAAAAAGGTGTATGTAGGGGAGTCGACAGAGAAGAGCCCTCAGCTTGCGAATCAAGCTATAGTGTATGTTCAATTTAAAGACTATAGCCAGACTACATCTATATCAATAGACTCCACAGTAGTGTCTGTACACAAATCTTGGGATGGAGGCGCTGCTTCTCAATCTGGATCAGTTGTTCCAAAAACAGTAGCTGCTAAGCTATATAATGGACTATTAGGTGGGTCAGGAGATACCTATCAGGAAGGAATCTGGTCAGGAACTGATATTTCAGGTGATTTTAACTTAGATTTAGAGGATAACTGTATATACATATCAAGAAAAGATGGTGGAAGTTTCAGTATACAAGTAGATGATAGTGTTGATGGCTCAAACGCTGTTGCCATTTTTAAAGAAATTGAACAGACAACGCTTCTCCCTAATAGAGCTCCTATTGATTTTAAAGTTAAAGTTAACCCACCAGGCGGTAATACAACTGAGAATGCTTCTTTCTGGCTCCAGGCAACTACAACATCAAATGAATCAGGAAATACATTAACTTGGAATGAAGTAATAGCCCCTAATATAAAATTAGGTATGGATTTGTCAACTATGCCATATGTTCTTGTACGTGAGAGTATATCCGGTGGGGTTGCTACATTTACACTAAGACAAGGGGAATGGCAAAATAGAGATGTTGGAGATGATAGAACAAACCCACTCCCATCTTTTGTAGGAGATCAGATAAGGTCAATAGGTATAATGCAAAATAGGCTTTACTTTACTGCTGGTGAGGCTGTGATTATGACAAGGTCAGGTAACTTCTTTAACTTCTTTCGAGAGACAGCACAGGAATCTCTTGACACAGACCCTATAGACATCTATGCAGACTCTGAGCAGATCAACTATTTAGAGGCATCCGCTGGATTTGATGGTGACTTTGTGTTCTTCTCTGAGACTGCTCAGTTCTTGCTACCCGGTGATAAGCAATTGACCAGTGCCAATGCAGTTCTTAGAAAGACTACGGAGTTTGAGACAATAACAAGCGTTAAACCTGTTGTATCTGGTGATAGTATCTTCTTTGCTTTTAATTATGGTAGGTTCATTGGTATTAGAGAGTACTTCACTGATTCATTAACTGACACTAAGCGAGCAAGACCAATAACTGATCATGTCAACGAATATATAGAGGGACAACCAACCATAATGGTTACGTCTTCTAATATCAACTTGCTTCTAATTAAAGCAGAGGCTGATAATGTACTTTACACATATGACTGGTTATGGCAAGGGACAGATAAAGCTCAATCTGCATGGGGTAAGTTGGTTTTCTCAGATGATGTTAAGATATATCACCTGTCCTTCAACACTGACAAACTTAGGATAATTCTAAGCCGTAATGGAGGTTATGTTCAGTGTGAAACTATAGATGTTGGCGATGCTGATTCAGAAGGTCTTCCTTTCCCGGTTAGGGCAGATAGCATGTCTGTTGCT